TCTGCACGCTCATTGTGGGATTGAAGATAGTTCGGGTCCATATACATAGGTGGCTCTTTGGCCCAGATGTTTGTGTCGTTCATTAGAAGTTAAGGTCAGATGCTTCAAGCATTGCGGCAACGTCTGCACGGTATGCGGGGTCATTGTCGTAACGAGGATCACTCATTGCACGTACCAACTCAGCTTGGCTACGGAAGCCTTGTTGCTGTGATGTAGGTGCTTTGCCAGTAAGCATTTGTCCGTCGTAGCCAATGGCTTCTTGGAATCGCATTGCCAAGGCATTAACAGCAAAGTAACACGCAAGCGGATCACCACGATCCATAACGGCGTCGTACATATTGATCTCTTGTTCACTAAGAGATTGCTGCGCCCAAGACATCATCTGACCGTATTGCTGCTCACCACCAACAATGCCTTGGAGGCTGCTCACATCATCAGCGGTTAGCTCAGCAGCTTGAGGTGCCTCTTCCATCTGTGATCGGAAGTCCAGATACATCTGAGCCACATCAGCAGCAGACATCTGCTCTAGCTTAGAAAGAGTATCGTCTGTGTACTCAGTGAGGCTTTCATCCCATAGAGAATCAAGGAAGGAAACGTCAGTAGGTTCACGCTCAGGTTGATCCTCTTCTGGTTCAGGTTCTACCTCAGGTTGCTCATCACGGCTACCGAGTTTTCGTTGGAGTTCAAGGTAGGCATGTTCTAAGTCTTCTGCATCCTTAAACTTACCAGCCAGAAGTTGTTGTTGCTGTTCTTCGAGAGCTTCGCCTACTTGAAGGGAATCAAGTTCATCAGGCGAAAACTCTCCATCTTGCGCCTCAGTCGGATCGTACGTCAGTGTAGCCATTGGTGGTAATTACTGTAAGATTGCCAAGACCTACACGTTCAACACGGTTAGGAACACCGATAGTTGGTTTGCCGATCTTTGGACGTTGTGCATATTTATTGGTCGAGTCACTCGGTGAAGTATCAATTACCTCGGGGGACTGGACTGGGGGATTCTTCACCCTCTTTGGGCGGCTGGGTGTTGCTTTGTCCATTAACTAGATTCAATGCTTCAGGGTTTTTAGATGGATCCATCAGAGGTGTACTGGCGAGTTGACCAAGTTGCTTGGTTACTTCCATATCTTTCTGAACACCAATGTTCTCCATCTGTTCTTGCTTCATAGCATCAACGCTCTTGACAAGGTTGAGAACATCAATACCTTGAGATGCAGCAAGTCGTTTAATTACTTCATCACTGTTGATATACTTACTAATGGATTCTGGACCCATTGTCTGAGCAATGGTAGTCAGGAAAGCAGCAAGGCTCTCTCGATCTTGTCCACGCCCAAGAGCATTAACACCAGCGACAATAGTTGGTTTAACAATATCCTTAGGAAGGCGAGGGATCTTACCAGACTTTTGGAAAACACTGAGCTTTCGATCAAGGTAAGGGACCAGAAACTCAGTAGTTAGTAGACTGAAAAGTCCACCAAGCTGCTGCTCCAGTTCCATTTGAGTCATCCGTACTTCTTCTGCAGTAGTCCGTTCAGACTGGCGTACAGAAAGGATTAGGAAGGCCTCACTAAGGCGACGTTCAAGTGACTGCATTAACTCGTAAGCTGTGCGGAAGTCAGCGGTCTTACCTACTTGGATAACACCGATGTCATCTGGTCTACCTTGAACGATTGCACCGTTGCCTGCAGCGGCCAGCGTGGCCGGTTTGGTGGTGCTTGAGGGTGACACTACGAAGACGACTTTTGCAGCTGCTGCAGAGCCTTCTACGAGTGCCTGAGAGAGTGCTTCAAGGGACCGCAGGTCTCCAATAAATTCCTCTACTCGGCCACGACCGTAGACTTCACCATCAACAGTGTTGAACCGCAAGACAAGCCAGGGGTTTGCATCAATAGGTGCTTTACCCATTGAACCTGGAATAATTTTGTCTTCATATTCTTGATGCCAGACATACCTATTGTTGTCTCGGCGTACATGTGTGTAGATGTCTGCTTCATCATTCCGTTCTGCCTCAGTACCTGCCACATCATTGGGTACAGCCTGAGGGAGAACCTTCATCAGAAGCTTCTTTGAGATGCGTTCTTTAGTGACTATTTCAAGCACATTGCCGTTGCCATCTCTTTCTACAACGTAGCGATTCAAGGGGTACAACTTGAGTTGCTTCTCCCCCATGAAGATCAGCGCATTACCTGTAACCACCAGATGCTTCAGTGCTTGGTGTACGACGACACGATCACTGGAAGCAGCAATGGATTCAAGGATAGTACGCTCGATCTTTGCGAAGGAGAGGTCAAGTTCAGAACGAACTTCGGGTGGGAAGTCCGTACCCAATGCAGTGTCATCTACCTGGAGCTTAAAGAAGCTGGTTTGAGGGGGAAGTAGAGCTAGCATCAATTTAGATGCCAGAGTAACTACCCCCTTTGCACCAACGCTTTGCCATGGTGTAGGTAGATGACGTGCGCCTTTGACAAACTCCTCCTCACCACGATTGAGGTAAGGAAGAGTAAGGTCAGCAGCTTGTCTTGCTACGTTTAGAGAGTTAGAACGGTCACTTGCTAAATAGTCATACCGGGATTTAGCTGACATTAGCGATTAAGAGCAGTGAAGAATGGAGATGTACGGTTATTGATGGTGGTTCCTGCACCACGGATGCCGAGTCGTTGTTGACGGGACCTTGCTTTACGCATACGGCTTGCACCGCGTCCACCTGCACCACCTCCGTAGAGACCACCGGGACCCATTGCTCCAGCATCAGCGTAATCTTGCTGAAGTTGATTCATTGGCCCGTTGTCTACAGCACCTACAGGGCCGGGAGTAGTTGTCGTTTGTGTTTCGGTTGTAGTCGCTCCAGGTTTTTTAGTATTCGTTCCACCCATCCTTGTTTCTCCACGGATGGTGCCGTCTCTGAGTCGGGCGAATACGTCTCCCTTTGCGTAGTTCTTGTTGGTAAGGATGTTATTTGCTGCCCGGTATAGATCGTTCTTCGACTTACCTTTTGTCTTGGCATCAAACACGCCGTAAGGATTCATACCTTGCTGTATGGCCATGGAGCTGTACGGATTTTTATTCTCGTAGTTACCCATGTAATCCTGGAGAACACCTCTACCAAGGCGAGCACCCTTCTTACTGGACCAGCGGTCGGCAATACGCATCTGTGCATTGCTTTGCTGGTTACCTTTGATACCCTTCTCATCCATATAAGCTCGGATATCTTTACGGCCGATCTTTCCATCAGCCATGGCAGCACGGTAGCCTACATTTCTAAGCTGAGAACCAGTAGTGGCGGCAGTTCCCCCAGTTCCAGTACTTGCGGTAGAGCTGCCAGAGTCACCTGCAGCACCACCGCCTCCACCTCCACCTCCAAGATAAGATGGGTGCCACCAGTCCTGACCTTTTACCATCGGCATGTCAGCCGCCTTGTATGATCCGTAGTTAGTTGCCCAAGTCTTTTCGATAGGCATGATGCCACCCGAAAGATCATCTTGGTAGTTGTCGTAGAACTTTTGTTTCCACTCTTCCGTAGGATTCCAGTAGCGGTCATTCATGTTCTTCAGATTGTCCGCATACGATTTACCGTATGGCTCAGCCATCAGACTGATGTTTTGGTTGGGACCGAACCTACTACGTGCTGAATTAGGTGCAAAATATGCTTGTGCTCCAACCTGTTGACCAGCGAGAGGAGCACCAGCTCCGCCTTCATAGCTTGGAAAGTTACCTGCGTTGTCAAGAACCCACTGTACGCCTTGACCTGTTTTGAGACCAGATCCAGGAAGAAGTCCTCTGATCTGATCATCTGACATACCAGCCGAGCGAGCATTATTGTAAGCACCGCCGCCAAAGTTACCGTTATTTCCGTATTGACTTAGTGCATTAGAAGGGGCAGCTTGCTGTCTAATCTTTTGGTTGTTGTTCTTACCTTTTCTAGCCATGTTAATTTTCTGATAGGCGATGAGTAATCCACTCGACCACAGAACGTTGGCCAGAGCGGTACATTATTTGCGAGTGTGAGTCATCCGGGTGGGGATTAGTTGGTGGAAAGTTCTCCTCCAGTTCTTGGAGGATACCTTGAAGCTGGAGACCAGAGGTCTCAAGCATATTGAGGGAGATTGGGGTTTGCATGTTCAAAGAAGGCAGGCATCCGTGCCCGCTTTGTGTCAGAAAGCTCTGGTGCTTTGCCTTCATACATCAGGCGGTCGCTAGCATCCAGCCAAAATTTTTTGTCCAGATATTTTGACTCAGTATTTCTACCTAGTGGTTGAAGTACCCAGTTTATGGTTGCCTTCCTGAGCTTATCCAGAGAAGGACTCCAATGGAGACCAAGCTCAGCAGCCACCAGGCTATTCGTTGCAACATGTACTTGTTCATCACGGCTTATGTCTGCAGATACTGTTCGGAGACCAGCGTCACCATTAAACCGAAAGAATGGGAGTAGAACGAAGAAAATCGCACGCTCGGCCACCAGTGCTTTAAGGATCGTGTGATCTGGATGCGAAGTCCACGCCTCTCGCAACCTAAGTGCTTCGGCCTCAGCTTGCGGATCAGTACCAAGAGCATTGGCGACATAACCAAGAGCCAAGTCGTGGTTTTCTTCGTCTTTGATATTGGATTTGAGTAGGTCCCTCGATAGAGCTGGAACGTCAGAGGCAAGGGCATCTTCGATAAACTCACCCACAGGTAATTCCATGTGTCGGATAGCGAGTGCCCTGAAGATTGTTTCCTCTGCACCATCGGCAAGTTTTCCAGCAGTAGTTTGTACAGGTGTCCAGGTCCGTTTACGATTAAGTAGTTTTTGATAAGGGTTCATTCGCCGCAATTACAATCAGGAGCAGGGTCATTAAGAAGTGACTCCAGGTAATCGTTGACCTCTGACTCCTCCAATGCCGCGTAGACATTGGACTTATCTTGAGTATCACCCATTACCTGAAGCGAGTAATAAAGGGAGGTCTGGGCAGAATCCAGCCACTCTTCAATAAACGCCTCGTCATAGGTGATCACATCGGACCAACTATTGAAGCTATAACCGTGAAGAAGTCCCGTCTTGTCTAGCAGTGACATGATGCCATCTGCTACACGTTTGTAATCATCCCAGCCAACTTCCGATGCGATCTCAACAGGACCGTAGTTGAAGCTCTGGACGCCAAAGGTGCCGCTATCACGGTCAACTTGACGGGCAATGGGAGGAGCAATCTCGGGAGTAGTTGTGTAGCCTTCCAGGTCCGTATAGCGATAGCTACAGGACGCTGTAGGAGCAATAGCAAAGGCACGCTCCATGTTGTTGAACTTGGCAACTTCAGCAGCTGCTTTGATGCCTGCCTCAAGCTCCTTGGCAATTAGATAGCCAGGTGTGGCGGGGTAAGGGCGTCCACTGACAACAGCTTCAAGACCAGCAGCAAAGGCGTTATAGGTGACACCATTCAATCGGAGAAGGTTGGCAAGTCCCAGCATTCCGAGACCGACTTGGCGATCAGTCTCTGAAGGGAGGTATTCTCCGCTTTCTCCAACATTTGTCTTTCCGTGTAGGTTGCACAGTTCGGACATTCCTTGAACAAACGCACCTTGAATGTCATTGAGTTCGCATCCGCCGAGGTTGACATGTTGAAGTAGACAGGTCCCTCGACTGGGGAGATATACTTCCAGGCAAACGTTACCCCGGATTCGATTTCCATTTCGGTCTACCTTAGTTTTGTTGAGCCAAATATCACCC